CAGCGCTATAAATGGTACCTGTAGCATATCTATCTCCCGAGGCAGCATCAGCTTGATATAAAGTGGTATTTAAACTAGACGGCATGGTCGTGTACCTACCATGTGCAATACCAGTGGTTACTGAAGCTCCGACACCTACACCTGCACTTACCCCACTTAACCTACCGCTAACAGGAAGATCACTACCAGATCCGAAAAGAGTGAAGGCGGCGCTTGAAGAAGAAATACTATTTGCAGACGTATTAAAACTATAAGAATTTAAAAAACCTACTCCGCTAACATTTGCGCATTTAATTAGTACTCCACTAGCCTCTGAATCAGTAGAATTTTTGATTGCGTCTGATAAGTAGTTAATAATATTACCATTTCTGGAAGTCACTCCAATACCTACAATATTTTCAAATTGCCCAGTTATCGTGGTTAAAAAGTTAAAAGAAATATCCCCTACCCTCGCGGCAGAAGGAAACTGACCGATTGGACCCTTTTTACCTACAGAATAGATGGGAGACTGTGAATTATTAAAATTTATACTACAGTCCGTCGCTATCAGGGTTTCTCTAAAGTTGGTACCTAGAGCCTGAATTTCAACCGGAGCCTTATCGTAAAATATTCTTGCCATAACCTTTTTTGATATTACACTATTTTTAACGTAAAATGAAAGATCTTAAGTTAAAATTGATCCTTGCGTTAGAATCACTAGTTGCATTAAAAGATTCAGATGTTAATAACATGTCATCAAAAGAATACCTTAATAATATATCGTGAGTATTATTTTTTTTCAAAGTTATTACAGTATTCTTGAAAACAGTTTCGTCAGGTATAAGACGCATGTTTTTTATTTCATAGTCGTCTGGCTCTATTTCAAAATTTACATTTACTTCGATAGGGGTTCCAGCAATTACCCCAGTAGGTTCATCATTACCGATTGCATAAATTGGTAACCTTGGCGTAGCTATGTTTACATTAAAAGAATTAACCCTATTAGTAGCAAAAGTGTCTAAATTTATTTCCATTGACCCATAACTCGTTACATTAAGGCTGGTGGGGGTTTCAGAGGTTTGTTCCCATGAGTTAAATTGAGCATCAGTTCCAAAATTTCCATAAATTACAGAACTCGTTGAAGATTGAGGTATTTGGCCGACTGCACAAGTAGCCGAATACGTTTCTAAATAACCTTCCGTAAAGTAAAACTTTTTACTTCCATGATCTACTATACCACTAAAAGGCAAGGTTCCTGTATAGTTTTGCATAGGATCACGGGACGTGTATTCACTAAACTCGTCAGGAATTGGTAAAAAATTAGTTAACAGAGTATTTACTTCCAAAGTGGCCTGTTGCGGACCTTCTGGGTAATACTGTATTGAATTTATACCTAAATTAGACACTGGTCTAGCTACGGATTGATAAGACGCGCTTAAAGATTGCACTCCTTGTATTCCGCTACCGTTGATTGTGAGCCTTTCAGCCTCCCTTGTTATTCTACCTAACATTACTTTATCTTTATTTTACACTCTTTTTTCAGTGTATTATAATAATAAAGGATTAAGGCAAAATGGCTAATGATAGTATATACAATATTCCAGAACATAACTCTGCTCGGAGCTATGTAAAAAACGCTATAGTTTTCGTTCAAGAAATCATTGAAGGGACTAACGGAGTCCCAAAAAACATTAAATACTACTATGCGTTACAAGATGTACCATCTAGCACAGCTGTTACTAATGTAAATTATTGGGGCGGTTTTACTAGAACATTAGGAGCTGTTGGTATAGGTACCACTAGTAATGGGAGTCAACTTTTACCAGAATTTTTATGGATCCCCTCGTATAATGTAAGTGTTAACAATCAGCCTAGTGTGAATCCCATAGTTTTTGGGAATGGTTATGAACAAAGAATACAAAATGGTATCTACAACACACTAATAAAAATTGATTTATCATTTGATATGCGAACCGATATAGAAGCTAGAGCTATCTTACATTTTCTTAAAGCTAGAAAAGGCACAGAAAGTTTTGTAATGAGACATTTACCATCTATTTATGCTGATGGAGGTTATAAAAAGAGATTTTATTGTGCTAATTTTACTTCAAGCTTTGTTTTTCATGATAATCACTCTGTCAAAGCTACATTTATAGAAACCAATACCTAATCATGCCAGATTACTCACAAACACCAGAAAAAGCTAGAAGTTCAGTCAAGTCTTTAAACGCGGAAATTGCTAACCTCGCACCTTCAGCAATGGTTACCATGTTTGAGATTGATATTTCTCAACTTGCGCTAGATTCCAATATAAATCTTTCACAAGACGCTGAATCTCAAGGAATTCAACAGGGGCAAGCAGAAGATGGGATATTGAGGTTCCATAATAACATAAAAGTTTTTAATTCTTATATCGTGTGGCAAGGTAAGACTTACTATCCTGCTCCGATAAATGCTTCAGGTTTTGAAACCACCACAAAAGGCTCTTTACCACAACCAACTCTCTCTATTTCAGCTAATTCTGAAAACGGTATTGATCAGATAGCACTTCTAAAATACGAAATACGAAAAATGGGAGATATAGTTGGGGCTAAAGTCACTAGAAAGAGAACTTTCGCCAAATATTTAGATTTAGTTAATTTTGGCTCCAATAAATTAGCCAGAGTATCAAATCAAAGTAATATGCTACCTGATGGATATGAACCTGATCCTTATGCCTATTTGCCAGATGATATTTACTATATCGAAAGAAAACAAACAGAAAACAAAATTAATTTAACTTATCAGCTCTCCTCAGTGTTGGACTTAGAAGGTACAAAACTTCCCAAGAGAGTACTGCTGGCAGATAAATGTGTTTGGCAGTATAGAGGTATTGGATGTTGGTATCAGCACCCAGAACAGGGAAATCAAGCAGGAGGAGGAGAACTACAAAATTATTCTACATCCAACACTACTCCTGAAAATGTAGAGATACCTATTTTAAGAAAAGCTAGACTAAAAACTTTAAGAAATGACGGTATAATACAAGACGAGAATAATAACGCTGTCACAGAGAACTCATCAGACAAAATAAAACTTCAAGGTTGTGGAATGCTGCTTAATTCTCCCCCTGTAGCTACTGATTCTGATGATGATATAATTACTGAAGCATTGCAAAACCAATTAGTAGACAATTTTTCTTTCGAGAATCTAGGACTTTTTAATAAAGAGTCCTCGGATGGTTACAAAATTGGAAATTATGTATATGTAGTAAAAGATTCAGTCAAATATTATTATGTTTGTAAAAAAACTATGAGCGCCGGACAAATTGTAGCACCGCCTAACACTGACTATTGGGTTGCTGATCAATGCTCAAAAAGTTTAACAGGATGTAGATTAAGGTGGGGAGCGCGAAATAGAAAAACTGCTAATAAAGGCGGTTGTCAAATTCAAATCGGAGAATTGCCATACGGAGGATTTCCTGCCGCTAAAAAAATAGCAAGAGGAGGATAAAAAAATGAAACTCACTGAAGATATAAAAAAATCAATAAAACTGCATTCTCTTAAAGAAGCTCCAAAAGAATGCTGTGGTTTAATCGTGTCTCGTGATAATTCTAATCAAGTTTTTAATTGTCGAAATGTCTCAGATGAACCTACCAAACATTTTTCAATCTGTACTCTGGATTATGTTAGGGCAAGTGACTCTGGGGATATAAAAGCTGTATATCACTCTCATCCATCCACCAGTGAAAAATTTTCATCCTACGATATGTTGAATAGCAAGGGTCATGATCTTTTTTATATCCTATATAATATTGAGAAAGATATTTTCTCTACATTCGACCCTAAAAAAGAAAAAACATTTATTCATGATAAGCCTTTTGTAATGGGTAAAACTGATTGTTATAATTTTGTAACAGAATATTATAAGAGCTTAAATATAAATCTATCAGACTCTCCAAAAACACGAGATGAAGAATGGCAAAGTAAAATACCTAACCTACCTGAAGAAATAGCGTCAATGAATCCCTCTCTAAAAGAGATTGATGATTTTTCATTGGCAAAGAAACATGACATATTACTTTTTAAAATGGTTCCCGGAAGAAAAGCTAATCATGCCGGTGTATACTTAGGAGATAAAAAGATAATTCATCGACCTAGAAATATGTATACGACAATCGAGAACATGTCTGAAAAAATCATAAAAAAAATCTATAAAATTTATCGTAATGAGCAATTTAACTAACATTAAAGTTCATGGCATTTTAGCTGAACAATTAGGAAGAAAGGAATGGAAACTTTCGGTAAACAGTGTTTCTGATGCTATCAGAGGTGTGGAAGCCAACTGTAAAAAGTTTTACAAAACCCTTTGGGAGAATGATAGAAAAAGTATAAAATATAGAGTCCTGATAAATAAAAAAGATTTTGCAATTGAAGAGGGGAAAAACCCTAACACTTTAGAAGGTCTCGGTTCCTCTGAGCTGATGTTAAATAACCCTAATATAAAAACAATCGACATAGTGCCGGTTGTGGAAGGAGCTGGAGGAGATGCAATGTCAATCATCACTATTGTTGTAGGCGTAGCTCTTATAGCTGCAGGGGTAGGAGGAGCGATAGCAGCTGGTGGCCTTGGTAAAATGACTGCGGTGCAAGGGGCTATGGTTATCGGCGGTTTAGGTTTAGTAGCTGCCGGTGTCACAAACCTCCTAACACCTATGCCTAAATTCGGAGATTTTAGAGAAATAGAACAAGGGGGATCAAAATCTTATTTTTTTAACGGTCCCGAAAATACAATTCGAGAAGGGGGTCCGGTATATGTAGCTTACGGAAGATTACTTGTTGGTAGTCATGTTATACAAAGTGCTGTAGATACTCTAGATATAGATGCAGAAGTACAACCTAAAGACGAATGGGGTAACCCTACTGATGGGCTAAAATATTCTTTTAACCCAAGTATACCTATAAACACAACAAATTGGAATAGAGGAGAGTAATAAAAAAATGCCATCTAAGAAAAAACCTAAAAAAGCACGTAATCCAGTAATAGATGTTGCTGCAGTAAGAGTAGACTCAGATTCAGACGGAGTACCAGAGTACGTAACATCTCGCTCTTATGCTGAAGTTGTAGATTTAATTTCAGAAGGACCTATCGAAGGAATAACTAGCGGTAACTATAGTTATACTAGAAACGACAATATAACAGGTTATCAAAAAGTACAATTCACTCATTATACAGCTACAGGAGTAAACTTAGACAGTGACGACCAGCAAGCAAAAGATCTTGGTTTTTTAAGGTCAGTTTATTGGAATGAAGTGCCTGTTGTAGATGACAGCGGATTTTACAATTTCTCCTCAGTTAACTTAAATTATGTAAAAGGTAACCCTTCTGGAGATGTACCTAAAGTAAATGAAAACCTTCCGACTTTCGGCGCTGTACCTTCCAACAGGATAATGGACCTTTCCATCAACAGAACGATAGGAGAGAGACTTTATGGGCCTGAAATTAAAGGAGGAGACGATTCACCCACTAACACCAAACATGCAATATCAAAATCTCCAATAGATAAATACGCAAAGACTTATAGTATACTTAATAAAGAATGTAATGAAATTATAGTTCGAATAAAAGTACCGTCATTACAAGAAAACTTACAATTCGGCGAAAAAACTTACAAAAAACGACAAGCAGCGACAGGTTATGGGGACCAAAAAGCTCGCATTATAGAATATAGTATTTTTTATCAACCTATGTTCAATGATAGGTTCAGCTCAAATAAAACGACAAGTGATACATTGTCCCAATTCTCCACTGAATCTTGGGAGCTTGCTAAAAATGAAATAATAGAAGGTAAGATAGAAGAAGGATATATTAGATCCACTACCATTGATCTTTCAGATAAAGGATTTCAAGATAAAGATAACTTCGAAGGATGGAGGATTAGGATCGTAAGAACGACCCCGGAATCTATTACTTCCTTTTTAAGAAACCAATCTTTTGTAGATTCTATTGTTGAAGTTTATGGAACAAAATTAAGATACCCTTACTCATCCATGGTCTATTCTTTATTTGATGCAAGATCTTTTCAAAGAATACCTTCCAGAGCATATGATGCGAGATTACTAAAAGTAAAAGTCCCCAATAACTATAACCCATTATTAAAAAGTTATGGAGACAGTTCTGAGTCCATGGCAACTAAAGTTCAGGGGATAGCAGTAGGAGCAGCTACAAACTCAACCACAAGCACTAACGGCGCTACTTGGACAAGGGTCAGTGAAGACGCTACTGTAGAATGGGACGGTAATTTTGCTGAAGATTTGATTTGGACAGATAATCCCGCTTGGTGTTTTTATGATTTGATTACTAACCCTAGGTATGGATTAGGAGAATTTGTAGATGCGTCTCAAA